GGAATGGTTAAATAAAGTGCTTTCGGCTTTAGCTGAACTGGATATTGATGAAATAAATAATCTGCTCAACCTCACTTATAATCTTTTAAACAACAACTATGATTTGCTAAATACAACACACAATTTGGTTGAGGATACCCGCGAAAATCTATATAGGAGGACAGGTATTCTACTCAATCATTTGCATCCAATAGAAACAGCTAGTGCACCGGATATGATTAGCCGGAGGGCAGCCATCACATTTAGCAATATGGCAAATGGAAACAATGTAGTAATTGGCACGATAACATATACTTTCGTTACAGCTTTGGGCAGTCCAGCTACAAATAATGTGCAGGTTCTAATTCAAGACACCCTTCGTAATACAGTTAAGACACTTGCTAGAGCTATAAGGGGCATTGATGACGAAATGAATATTGCCTATGGAACTGGGACTGATCCAAACCCAATTTGTACAGCTTACTGGACAAGTCAAAGGTTTTCCATAGGTAGTACTACCGTTGAGGCAGGTGAGAGCCTTTTTCTACTTGAAAGAGCAGAAAATGTGACTTCCGCAATACCTCTCTCATCCACAGCAACGGCTATTATTAGTGACTTCACCCGGTCGGCCTATTCAAGATATATTTTGTCGGGTAATGTCTCGGGTTCAGGCGGTGCAAACAGTGTTCGTGGTCCTTTGCACACGATATTACCTATTAATAGTGTGGTTATTGGCGGTCAGGGTGGAGAATTGTATACGACGGCTTATGATTGCCATTTGATAACTCTTTGTCGTCAATCGGATACTAGTGAAAAGGAACTGGACTTGTATATTTCCAATGATGAGGAGACATTCACTAGAATTCAACGGAGTACACCTGTCGGATCGAATACTTCAGCAGAATCCTTGCACATTCATATTCAAATGCGGCAGGCCAGAGTTCCAGCAGGTTATGGACTGTATATCTGTATGGGAAGTGATGGAACATCATCAAATGCTTATTGTGATTTAAAGTTTACCTATCACCTGTACCCTGTCCATCTTACACCTGAGCCAAATGATTAAATGTTGAGGTGATTATAATGAAATTATACAAACTAATACTTACGAACAATGCCTGCTACAAAGCAGGCAAAACAATAAAACCGAAGGGTATAATGGTTCATTCAACAGGGGCTAACAACCCATGGTTGAAGAGATATGTTGGTCCAGATGATGGTTTGCTCGGAAAGAACCAATACAATAATCATTGGAATCAGGATAAACCTGGAGGTCGTCAAGTTTGCGTCCATGCTTTTATTGGTAAGTTAGCAGATGGCTCCATTGCCACATACCAAACATTGCCTTGGAATCATCGTGGTTGGCATGCTGGAGGAGATGCGAATAACACGCATATAGGATTTGAGATTTGCGAGGACGGTCTAACCGATGCCTCGTATTTTTCTGCTGTTTATAAGGAAGCAGTAGAGCTTTGTGTACATCTTTGTAAACTCTATGGACTAAGTGAGAAGGATATCATCTGTCATAGTGAAGGCTATAAGCAAGGTATAGCCAGTAACCATGCGGATGTTATGCACTGGTTTCCTAAGCATGGCAAGACCATGGATACCTTTAGAGCAGATGTTAAGAAACTTCTAAGCGAAGAAGAAAAATCAGCAGAACCAGCGAAAAAGAAATACTACCGTGTACAAATAGGTGCATACACTGTCAAAGCAAATGCTGAGGCACAGCTTGCCAAAGCTAAAAAGGCAGGATTTACGGATGCATTTATTAAGTATGATTAATCAAAAGGGCGAGTTAAAAACAGTATTTCATAAATTTCATCAAGCCTCTCAAATAATATATCAAACTATTAAATGTATGTAGCCTGTGGGGGTTCTTCCCTTGCAGGCTCTTTTTTTATGCTCTGATTCAAATTAAATTCTACAAATCCTCAACTTCGACCTGTTCCCACGGCTATTAGGTAGGAGGTGATTCTCAGTGAATCAGCACGAGGATAAAAAAGTTACGAAGATATCAGATGAAGTTATAGACAAAAGCACTGCACTAAAGAGAGTATCACAGGAACGGTTACAACGTGAGTTTGATTATATCCAGGCAGAAAAATTACTTAGAAAGATGCTCGAAAAAGGCTTAATAACTGAAGTGGAATTCAACAAGATAGACGCACTCAACCGCCAAACTTTCTCCCCTTATTTGGCAGAGATAATGCCCTGAAATCGTTGATATATAAGGGTTTCAGAGGTAATATGTGACCTACCAAGAAGGAGGTGAGAGGATGAAAAAGATAACGAAAATAGAAGGAAATCTTGCCAACTCTTTTATTAAGCCAAAAACACGAGTAGTTGCCTACTGCCGAGTCTCCACAGATAGTAATGAACAGCTAGTCAGCTTGCAAGCACAAAAGGCTCATTATGAGACCTACATAAAGGCGAACCCAGAATGGGAATATGCAGGCTTATATTATGACGAGGGAATCAGTGGCACGAAAAAGGAAAACCGCTCTGACTTGCTTAGAATGTTATCAGACTGTGAAACTGGAAGGATTGACTTAATTATTACAAAGTCCATCAGCCGATTTGCGAGAAATACTACAGACTGCTTGGAGATGGTTCGCAAACTGATCGGCCTTGGGGTTCATATTTATTTTGAGAAAGAAAACATCAATACGGGGACAATGGAAAGCGAGTTGATGCTCTCTATTTTAAGCGGACTTGCAGAAAGCGAATCGATTTCCATTTCAGAAAATACGAAGTGGGCCATTCAAAGACGATTTCAAAACGGAACCTTTAAAATTTCCTATCCACCCTATGGCTATCAAAACATGGATGGTCAAATGATAGTAATTCCTAAGCAGGCTGAAATTGTAAAGTATATTTTTGCAGAAGTGTTATCGGGTAAAGGTACACAGAAAGTTGCAAATGATCTTAATCAAAAGGGTATCCCTTCAAAAAGAGGTGGCCGTTGGACGGCTACTACCATTCGAGGAATTTTGACCAATGAAAAATATACTGGTGATGTACTTTTGCAAAAGACCTATACTGACAGCCATTTTAACAGGCACACCAATTACGGTGAGAAAAATATGTACTTAGTAGAAAACCATCATGAGGCAATTATTAGCCATGAAGATTTTGAAGCTGTAGATGTCGTTCTCAATCAGAGAGCAAAGGAAAAAGGCATCGAAAAGCGCAACAGTAAATATCAAAACCGATATTCCTTTTCTGGCAAAATTATTTGCTCGGAATGTGGCAGTACCTTTAAAAGACGAATTCATTCATCTGGAAGAAAATACGTCGCTTGGTGCTGTAGTAAGCATATAGGCAATATAACGGAATGTTCTATGCAGTTCATTCGAGATGAAGATATAAAGACTGCTTTTGTTACGATGATGAATAAACTCATTTACGGTCAGAAGTTCATATTAAGACCACTTTTGAATGGGTTACGTAACCAGAATAATGTAGCGAGTTTTCGTAGAATTGAAGAGTTGGAAACTAAGATTGAAAACAACATGGAGCAGAGTCAGATGCTGACGGGTTTAATGGCCAAAGGATATCTGGAACCTGCTCTGTTTAATAAAGAAAAGAATTCATTGGAAGCAGAAAGAGAAAGGCTTCTTGTCGAAAAGGATCAACTTACTCGTTCCGTCAATGGGAATTTTACAAAAGTTGAAGAGGTTGACCGTCTGCTTAAGTTTGCAACTAAGTCCCAAATGCTTACAGCCTATGAGGATGAGCTGTTTGAAAATTACGTAGAAAAGATTATGGTATTTTCACGAGAGGAAGTTGGATTTGAATTAAAATGTGGAATCACATTGAAGGAAAGGTTGGTGAATTAGATGGGTCACACACCCTATGGATATAGAATTGAAGATGGAAAGGCTGTTGTAGATGAAATAGCAGCAGAACAAGTAAAAGAATTATTTTCAGGATACTTGGCAGGACTTTCTTTGAAGGGTGCTACTAAAAAAGCTGGGATAGACTGCTACCATGCCACAGCAAGTAAGATGTTGCAGAACAAGCATTACTTGGGCGATGAATTCTACCCTCCAATTATTGATGAAGAGACCTTTGAAAAAGCCAGAGTAGAAAAACGAAAACGAGCAGAAAAGCTCGGAAGGATATGGGAGCCTAAAGATGAACCGGTAAGGGATTACCCTGTAAAGTTCAAAGTAAAACCTCTGGTGCAAAAATATGAAGATCCATACAAGCAGGCGGAATATGCTTACAGTCTGATAGAAAGTGAGGTGTAACAAGTGGCGGTAAGTAGGAATGTAACAGTGATTCCGGCAATTAAACGGGTTGGAAATAATAAAAATAGTGAAAGCAAACCCAAAATACGAGTGGCTGCTTACTGTCGTGTTTCAACGGATAGTGAAGAGCAGGCTTCAAGTTATGAAATTCAGATCGAGCATTATACAAAATATATTAAGAAGAACAAGGAATGGGAACTGGCAGGTATTTTTGCAGATGACGGCATCACAGGTACAAATACCAAGAAGCGTGAAGAGTTCAACCGCATGATTGAAGAATGTATGGCAGGAAAAATTGACATGATTATCACAAAATCCATCAGCCGATTTGCCAGAAACACGTTGGATTGCCTTAAATACATCCGTCAGTTAAAGGATAAAAACATCGCGGTATTCTTCGAGAAAGAGAATATCAACACCATGGATTCTAAGGGTGAAGTATTGCTGACCATCATGGCATCCCTTGCCCAACAGGAAAGTCAGTCCTTAAGCCAGAACGTAAAGCTGGGTATTCAGTATAGATATCAGCAAGGTGAAGTCCAAGTCAACCACAAGCGTTTTCTTGGATACACCAAGGATGAAAACAAGCAACTAGTGATTGAGCCAGAGGGTGCTGAGGTTGTTAAACGGATTTACAGAGAGTACCTTGAAGGTGCTAGTCTTTTACAGATAGCAAGAGGACTAGAAGCTGACGGTATCCTTACAGCGGCAGGCAAAGTCAAATGGAGACCGGAAACACTGAAAAAGATATTGCAGAATG